GCGGTTGTTTGATTTCAACAAGCTGGCGATTTACCAGGAGCAGAGCGCATCAAAATTTGAACCGCTTTCCTCGGATGCAAACAACCTGGACGGTCTGAACATCCACTGCGCCATTATTGATGAGCTGCATGCACATAAAACCCGCGACGTGTGGGACGTTCTGGAAACGGCAACCGGTGCCCGTCTGCAGTCCCTGTTATTTGGTATCACCACGGCTGGCTTTAACAAGGAAGGGATTTGTTACGAGCAGCGTGATTACGCCATCAAGGTATTGCGAGGCTATAACAGCGACGTGGAGGGCGCTGTAAAAGACGACTCTTACTTTGCGATCATTTACACGCTCGATGAGGGAGATGATCCGTTTGATGAAACGGTCTGGCAGAAAGCGAATCCGGGCCTGGGCATCTGTAAACGCTGGGATGATCTGCGTCGCCTGGCGAAAAAGGCGAAGGAGCAGGTCTCGGCGCGGGTGAATTTTTTCACGAAACACATGAATGTGTGGGTTACTGCCGAATCTGCCTGGATGGACATGATTAAGTGGGAGAAGTGCGAATACATTGCCCCACGACATGAGCTGAAAACGTATCCCATGTGGGTCGGCGTTGACCTTGCTCATAAGATTGATATCTGTGCGGCGGCAAAACTCTGGCGAACGGATAACGGGCATGTTCATGCCGATTTTAAATTCTGGCTTCCGGAAGGACGGCTGGAACGATGCTCGCGGCAGCAGGCAGAACTTTACCGGAAGTGGGCAGAGATGGGGAAGCTCATCCTGACGAATGGTAATGTTATCGATCATGCTCAGATAAAAAGTGACCTACTGGAATGGATTGGCGGTGAAAACCTCAGGGAACTGGGATTTGACCCGTGGAGCGCAATGCAGTTCAGTCTGGCGCTGGCTGAAGAAGGGATACCGCTGGTGGAAGTTCCGCAGACGGTCCGCAATCTGTCAGAGGCTATGAAGGAAACGGAATCACTGGTCTATGCCGGGCGTTTCCACCACAGCAATCATCCGGTCATGAACTGGATGATGTCTAACGTTACGGTAAAACCGGACAAAAACGACAATATCTTCCCGAATAAATCCACGCCGGAAGCCAAAATCGACGGCCCTGTTGCGCTTTTTACAGCCATGAGCCGCTTTCTGGTAAATGGCGGGGGCGTGAATGACTTTCTGTCCACGCTTGATCCTGATGAGGACCTGTTAATTCTGTGAAACAGCTTATTACTGATATGACCGGGCTGATCGGTTTCGGTCTGCTCACTGCTGGCGTTTATCTGTATGCAGGTCTGCCAGCGTCTCTGATGCTGTCTGGCTGTTTGTTGCTGCTTTATGCACTGGTGGTGTCCATGAGGAGAAAACATGCTTCTTGATGCTCTGTTTCGCAGTGAGCCTCTGGAAAATCCCTCGGTTCCGGTAACCGGAGAGGCCGCTGAGACGGATAATATTTTTGCCCGGGATGTGTATGTCAGTCCTGAAACTGCGATGAAACTGGCTGCGGTGTATTCCTGTATCTATGTCCTGTCTTCCAGCCTTGCCCAGATGCCGTTGCATGTTATGCGCAGGCACAATGGGAAGGTTGAGCCCGCACGCGATCATCCGGCGTTTTATCTGGTTCATGATGAGCCCAATACCTGGCAAACCAGTTACAAATGGCGCGAACTGAAGCAACGTCACATCCTTGGCTGGGGGAATGGGTATACCTGGGTGAAACGTAATCGTCGCGGTGAAGTCATATCCCTGGATTGCTGTATGCCGTGGGAAACGACGCTGATGAATACTGGTGGCCGATACACCTACGGTTTGTACAACGAATATGGGGCGTTTGCGATCAGCCCCGACGATATGATCCACATCCGTGCGCTGGGTAATAATCAGAAGATGGGGCTGAGTCCGATTATGCAACATGCCGAAACAATAGGCATGGGGATGAGCGGTCAGAAATACACAGAAAGCTTCTTCAGCGGTAATGCCCGTCCGGCGGGGATAGTATCCGTTAAAAGCGGACTCAATAAGGACAGCTGGGGCTGGCTTAAAGATCAGTGGCAGAAGGCATCGCAGGCGTTACGCAGCCAGGAAAACAAAACCATGCTGCTGCCAGCCGATCTGGATTACAAGGCACTGACTGTGTCGCCAGTTGACGCCCAGATCATTGACATGATGAAACTGAACCGTTCAATGATTGCCGGTATTTTCAATATTCCTGCGCACATGATTAATGACCTCGAAAAAGCCACCTTCTCCAATATTTCTGCGCAGGCGATTCAGTTTGTCCGCTACACGATGATGCCGTGGGTGACGAACTGGGAGCAGGAGCTTAACCGTCGCTTGTTTACCCGCGCTGAGTTAGCCGCCGGGTATTACGTCAGGTTCAATCTGACGGGGCTTTTACGCGGAACTCCGCAGGAGCGCGCGCAATTCTATCACTTCGCTATTACCGATGGATGGATGAGCCGTAATGAGGCCCGCGCATTCGAGGATATGAATCCGGTTGAAGGGCTGGATGAGATGCTGGTAAGCGTGAACGCTGCTAACCCGGCAGGAGATTTTAAGCCCCCAAAAAACGATGAGGGAAAAACCAATGAATGACCGTGAAATCCGTTGTTACAGCGGTGAGGTGCGTGCTGAGAGGCATGACGATAACCCGGCGCACATTATCGGTTATGGATCGGTGTTTGACTGTCGTTCTGAGCTGATATTCGGCTCATTCCGCGAAATCATCCGGCCCGGCGCTTTTGACGATGTGCTTGGTGATGATGTACGCGCACTGTTTAACCACGATCCTAATTTTATTCTTGGGCGTAGTGCAGCAGGCACGCTGAATCTTTCAGTTGATGAGCGCGGATTACGCTATGACATCCAGGCTCCGGAGACACAGACCATTCGTGATCTGGTGCTGGCCCCGATGCAACGTGGAGATATTAACCAGTCATCTTTCGCTTTCCGTGTCGCCCGTGACGGTGAGGAGTGGTATCAGGATGAGGATGGGGTTGTTATTCGCGAGATAACCCGCTTTTCCCGTCTGCTGGATGTCAGTCCTGTGACATATCCTGCCTATCAGGAGGCTGACTCGGCTGTTCGCTCCATGAAAGCATGGCAGGAGGGGCGCAACAGCGGCGCGCTACAGAAAGCCATTAATCAACGTATGGCGCGTGAACGCGTCCTGACCCTTCTTAACGCGTAAAGGAAATATCATGAAACTGCATGAACTGAAACAGAAACGTAACACTATCGCAACTGACATGCGCGCCCTGAATGAAAAAATTGGTGATAACGCATGGACGGAAGAGCAGCGCACTGAGTGGAACAAAGCAAAATCCGAACTGGAAGCGCTTGATGAACGAATTGCACGCGAAGAAGAACTGCGTCGTCAGGATCAGGCGTACATTGAAAGCAATGAGGAAGAGCAGCGTCAGAATCTTGATCCGGAAAACAATCCACAACAGGATGAGAAACGAGCTCAGGTTTTTGATAAGTGGATGCGTCACGGTGCCAGTGAGCTGACATCAGAAGAACGAAAGGCGTTGCGTGAACTTCGTGCCCAGGGCGTAGCTCAGGATGAAAAGGGCGGATATACCGTACCAGAAACATTCCTGGCGAAAGTTGTTGAGAAGATGAAATCCTACGGTGGCATCGCCAGTGTGGCGCAGATTCTTACCACTTCTGACGGTCGCACTATGGAGTGGGCAACAGCTGATGGTACTTCCGAAGTTGGTGTTCTGCTGGGCGAAAATGAAGAAGCCGGTGAAGAAGACACCGATTTCGGTATGGGAAGCCTTGGGGCGCTCAAAATGACATCGAAAATAATTCGTGTGTCTAATGAGTTGCTGCAGGACAGTGCGATCGATATGGAAGCTTATCTTGCCCGTCGCATTGCTGAACGTATTGGTCGTGGTGAAGCCCGTTATCTGATTCAGGGGACGGGGGCTGGTACGCCTAAACAACCCAAAGGGCTGGCAGCATCAGTGACCGGCACAACACAGACTGCCGCGGCAAATGCGGTGAAGTGGCAGGAAATTCTGGCTCTGAAACACAGCATTGATCCTGCATATCGTCGCGGACCGAAATTCCGCCTGGCGTTTAACGATAATACGCTGAAACTGATCAGTGAGATGGAAGACGGTCAGGGACGCCCTTTATGGTTGCCGGATATTGTTGGTGTGGCACCTGCTTCAGTGTTGAATGTACCGTATGTCATTGATCAGGAAATTGATGATATCGGGGCGGGTAAAAAATTCATGTTCTGTGGTGACTTTGATCGCTTCATTATCCGTCGTGTGCGATACATGATTCTTAAACGTCTGGTTGAGCGTTACGCAGAATATGATCAGACCGGTTTTCTGGCCTTCCATCGTTTTGACTGTATCCTGGAAGACACCTCTGCCATTAAAGCGCTGGTGGGGAAAGGTAGCGTTGGTGGTTGATTAGTCTTTTTACGTACTACAGCACGCCGCGTAATGCGGTTTTTTTGTGCCCGCTTTCTGGCGGGCACAGGAGGTTTTATGCTGTTAAAAATGGAAGAGATTAAGCTTCAGCTTCGTCTGGATGATGATTTCTCTGATGAAGATGAGTTGCTTGAACTACTTGGGAAGGCCGCTCAGAGTCGTACGGAAAACTTCCTTAACCGTAAGTTGTATGCAACCGCAGATAACAGGCCTGCGGATGATCCTGATGGGCTTGTGATATCTGATGATGTGAAGCTGGCGCTTCTGCTACTTGTCAGCCATTTCTACGAAAACCGCTCAACGGTTACAGACGTTGAGAAAATGGAGTTGCCAATGAGTTTTAACTGGTTGGTTGCTCCTTATCGCCTTATACCACTATGAAAATTCGTCAGGCGCAGACCAGCGCAACCTACATTCTGCCGGACCCCGGCGAACTGAATAAACGCGTCCTGATCCGCCAGCGGGTGGATATGCCCGCGGATAACTTTGGCGTGGAGCCTCAATACCCGGTTGCGTTCCGGGCATGGGCGAAGGTTATCCAGACCAGTGCCACCACCTGGCAGGAAACCGCGCAGACCGGAGACGCCATCACCCATTACATCACCATTCGCTACCGCCGGGGGATCACTGCTGATTATGAGGTGGTCTGTGGTGACAGTGTGTACCGCGTGAAACGTCAGCGCGATCTGAACGGAGCGCGGCGCTTTCTGCTGCTGGAGTGTACGGAGCTGGGCGAATTTACGCAGAGTCACGGAGGCAACAATGGCGACTTCCTTTTTGCACGTTGATGTTCAGCAGCCCGCGGAGATGCGCTTTAACCGCGCCCGTGTCCGGCGGGCGTTTGTCACGATTGGTCAGCGTCATATGCGTGATGCCCGACGGCTGGTGATGCGCCGTGCGCGGTCGGCACCGGGTGAAAACCCCGGTTATCAGACCGGACGCCTGGCTCGTTCGATTGGTTACATGGTACCCAGAGCCAGTAAAAAGCGAGCCGGTTTTATGACACGCATTGCCCCTAACCAGCGCAACGGGAAGGGGAACCGGATGATCTCTGGTGACTTCTATCCGGCGTATCTGTTTTTTGGTGTCCGGGGAGGAGCAAAACGTCGTCGTAGTCATCATCGTGGTGCATCTGGTGGCAGCGGCTGGCGGCTGGCTCCACGTAATAACTTTATGGTGGAAACGCTTGAAAAGAACCGCAGCTGGACACGCTATTTTCTGGCGCGGGAATTACGTAAATCACTGAAGCCGGAGCGACGACGCAGATGAAACTGACGCCTGTTATTGCTGCGCTGCGTGCCCGCTGCCCGTATTTTGAAAACCGGGTGGCAGGCGCGGCCCAGTTCAAAAATCTGCCGGAGGTCGGAAAGCTGAGACTCCCGGCGGCGTATGTGGTACCGGGGGATGACTCTCCGGGAGAAAACAAAAGCCAGACCGACTACTGGCAGGAGCTGAAAGAGGGCTTCTCCGTGGTTGTCATACTGAGTAACGGGCGTGATGAGCGCGGTCAGTTTGCCTCGTATGATGTGGTGGACGATGTCCGGCAGATGCTCTTTAAGGCCCTGCTGGGCTGGAACCCGGAAGCGTGCGGTAACCCGATTACCTATGACGGCGGCACGCTGCTGGATCTGAATCGTCATGAGCTGATTTATCAGTTCGATTTTTCGGTCATCAGTGAGCTGACCGAAGACGATACCCGCCAGCAGGATGACCTGAACAGTCTGGATGAACTGCAAACGCTGGCGATTGATGTTGATTATCTCGAGCCCGGTAACGGGCCTGACGGCGATATCGAACATCACACCGAAATAACCCTTCCTTCCTGAGGATCCTCATGTTTGTCAAACCTGTTAAAGGGCGGTCAGTGCCTGACCCTGCCCGCGGCGACCTTTTGCCCGCCGAAGGGCGAAATGTTGACGAGAACAACTACTGGCTGCGCCGTGAAGCAGCGGGTGATATCCGGCGCGTGAATAAAAAGGTGAATACCGATGACGATAAGCTTTAACACCATTCCGTCGAATACGCTGGTTCCGTTGTTTTATGCGGAAATGGATAACCAGGCGGCGAATACTGCACAGGACAGCGGAGCATCGCTGCTGATTGGTCATGCCAATAACGGTGCAGAGATTGTTGCCAACAGTCTGGTACTGATGCCGTCGGCAGACTATGCACGCCAGATTTGTGGTGTGGGAAGTCAGCTGGCGCGTATGGTCGAGGCTTATCGCCAGACTGACCCGTTTGGCGAGCTGTATGTGATTGCCGTTCCGGAAGCCACAGGCGCGGCGGCAACGGTTACGCTGACGGTGACCGGGGCGGCAACCGAAACCGGCACGGTGAATGTGTATGTGGGACGTACCCGCGTGCAGGCACCGGTGACTAACGGCGATAACGTCACGATGATTGCCAGCAGTATCCAGGATGCCATCAATGCCGTTCCGACTCTGCCGTTTACGGCTTCATCTTCGGCAGGCGTGGTCACACTGACCGCGCGTCATAAGGGGCTTTGCGGGAATGAAATTCCTGTCAGCCTCAATTACTACGGCTTTGGTGGGGGCGAAGTGCTGCCAGCGGGCGTACAGATTGCCGTGGCGACGGGGACCGCCGGAACGGGCGCTCCGGTTCTCACCGGCGCGGTGGCTGCAATGGCGGATGAGCCGTTTGATTATATCGGCCTGCCGTTCAGCGACACGGCCTCCGTTAACACGCTGGTGACCGAGATGAACGATACCAGCGGTCGCTGGAGCTATGCGCGTCAGCTGTATGGTCATGTGTATACGGCAAAGATCGGCACACTGTCAGAACTGGTGAACGCAGGTGACCAGTTTAACCAGCAGCACATTACCCTGGCGGGGTACGAAAAAGAAACCCAGACGCCTGCCGACGAGCTGGCAGCCAGCCGTACCGCCCGCGCGGCAGTGTTTATCCGCAACGATCCGGCACGTCCCACGCAGACCGGTGAGCTGGTGGGTATGCTGCCTGCGCCGAAGGGGAAACGGTTCACGATGACCGAGCAGCAGACCCTGCTGTCTCATGGCGTGGCAACGGCGTATGTCGAAAGCGGGGTGCTGCGCATTCAGCGTGATGTCACCACGTACAGGAAAAACGCTTACGGGGTTGCGGATAACAGCTACCTCGACAGCGAGACGCTGCATACCAGCGCGTATGTACTGCGCAAACTGAAATCCGTCATTACCAGTAAGTACGGGCGTCACAAGCTTGCCAGTGACGGTACCCGCTTTGGTCCCGGTCAGGCGATTGTCACCCCGGCGGTGATCAAAGGGGAACTGCTGGCAACCTACCGTCAGCTCGAGCGTGCGGGGATCGTGGAAAACTACGAACTGTTCAAGCAGTACCTGGTTGTGGAGCGTGATGCCAGCGATCCAAATCGCCTGAACACGCTGTTCCCGCCTGACTATGTTAACCAGTTGCGTGTCTTTGCCGTGGTTAACCAGTTCCGTCTTCAGTATTCAGAGGAGTCTGCATAATGGCCCGTATCGGGGGAACCTGTTATTTCAAAATTGACGGTCAGCAGCTATCGCTGACCGGCGGCATTGAGGTGCCCATGAACAGGACGGTCAATGATGACATCATCGGCCTGGACGGTTCAGTGGACCGCAAGGAAACTCACCGTGCGCCTTATGTCAAAGGGACCTTCAAGGTGCCGAAGAATTTTCCGGTGAGCAAAATCACCTCGTCTGATGAGATGACAATCACTGCCGAGCTGGCGAACGGTCAGGTCTATGTACTATCGTCTGCCTGGCTGCACGGCGAAGCGAACCATAATGCCGAAGAAGGCACGGTTGATCTTGAGTTCCACGGTGAAGAAGGGGATTACCAGTAATGAAAGAGCTTGAGTTAAAGAAACCGATTACTGCTCATGGCGAGACACTCTCCGTACTGGAGTTTGATGAGCCCACCGGGAAGGATGTCCGCGAGCTGGGGTATCCCTACCAGATGAATCAGGATGAGTCTGTCAGACTTCTGGCGCATGTGGTGTCGAAATACATTGTGCGGCTGGCGAAAGTGCCGCAAAGCTCTGTCGACCAGATGTCTCCGGCAGACCTGAATGCAGCGGCGTGGCTTGTGGCTGGTTTTTTCCTCCAGGCCTGACGGCTGAATACCTCACTGATCGCTTCTTTGACTGCGCCAGCTACTGGCGCATTAATCCCTTCGAATTGCTGAATATGTCGATCAGTGAAATTCCCTTGCTGGTCAGTCAGGCAAACAGGATAGAGCAGGAGAAACGCACACATGGCTGAATTTGAGCTTAAGGCGTTGATCACCGGTGTCGACAGGCTTTCTCCCGCGCTGTCGAAAATGCAAAAGAAAATCCGGGGATTTAAACGCCAGGCGGAAGATGCGTCACAGGGTGGGCTGGCGCTTGGTGGCGGACTGGCAGCGGGTTTGACGCTTTCCCTGAAATCTTATGCCGATCAGGAAAACGCCGCCACCGGGCTGAAAGTCGCCATGATGGATGCGAACGGCGAGATTGGAAAGCGCTTTCAGGACATCAATAAACTGGCTATTGGCCTGGGTAACCAGCTACCCGGTACAACGGCTGATTTCCAGAACATGATGCAGATGCTGGTGCGTCAGGGGATCCCGGCAGAAAACATTCTTGGCGGTGTGGGTAAAGCGACAGCTTATCTTGCGGTACAACTGAAAAAAACACCGGAAGCGGCTGCCGAGTTTGCCGCAAAGATGCAGGATGCTACCGGAACGGCGTCAGAAGACATGATGGGGCTGTTCGACACTATCCAGAAGGCGTTTTATCTGGGCGTTGACGATACCAACA